GCAAGTGGATCACTCAATCCTTGAAACCGACCGAAAATGATCTTTTGTATGGCGGCTCCTGGGTCTGCTTTGAATTGGGTCTTCCCTACTCTATGCGGCAGATGTTTGATCAGATCTGCCGAGAGTTGCTGCAAGAGATGAACAACAAAGAGTATGCGTGATACTATGACCAAGGCCCGGTTCGACATTACAGCTATCATCTATGATAAACGCGGCAAAGTTCTTTCGATCGGAAAGAACAGTTATGTCAAAACTCATCCGCTTCAAAATCATCATGCTTGTAAGGTCGGACTTCCTGACAAGCAATTCCTGCATGCGGAAATTCACGCTATTGCACTCTGTAAGAAACTTGATAAAGCACATAGGATTGTGGTGATGCGGTTCGACAAGGGTGGTAAAGAAAAGAATGCAACTCCTTGTCCTGTATGTAAGAGTGCTATCGAATCTGTTGGCATTAAAATTGTAGAACACACATAATTGTTGACATTTGCTTACAAATAGTTTATACTGATTCTATAAGGTAACAAAGGAACCTACCATGTACGATATCGAAATCTTCCACGTTATTGTTGAAAAAGCCAAAGCTTGCGGTAAAGCCGCAGTTGAAAAACTTGAAGTAGTCCCGATGATTGTCGGTCAAGAGACCTCGCTGTTCTCGAATGTGATTGACCGCAGCAAACCGATGTATTATGTTGCTGATGGTGTCTGCGGCTTCGCGTGGGTTGATGTGTATCCAGTCAACAAAGGTAACACTCGTGCCGGCAAAGAGGAGCGCAAGATCCTCGAACGCTTCGGTTTCCGTAAAAATGATTACGAGAAAAGCTATCAACTCTGGATCTCGGAGTTCAATCAGTCCATGCAGAAAAAAGAAACCTATGCTCGTGCATTTGCAGAGGTTCTCCGTGCAAACGGTATCAAAGCTTACTCTGGCTCGCGGATGGATTGATGAACCTCTTTATACTTGATAAACATCCTGTGGTTGCTGCACAATTGCAGTGCGATAAGCACGTGGTGAAAATGATTGTCGAAAGTGCCCAAATGCTTTCGACTGCACACCGTATGCTGGATGGCGTGCCAACCACAGGACCTTCAATTTCTGGTAAACGAATCTCGAAAAAGTGGATTCATCCCGATCCAGCTATGGAAAAACTGCTCTATAAGGCAGTTCATATTCATCACCCTTGCACAGTTTGGACAATGCAGTCCAATAACAATTATACTTGGCACTGGATTCACTTTACCGCATTGTGTGAAGAATACACCTATAGGTATGGTAAAGTTCATTCTACGGATACACTCCTTCGTGAAGTTCTGAGACAACTACCTCGCAATATTCCTGTTGGTTACTTGACTCAGCAGCCACTTGCTATGAAGTCGAATCCTGAATGTATGAATCCCAATGATGTTGTAGGTTCATATCGTGCATTCTATCAAACAAAACAAGAAAGGTTCCGAATGGCTTGGACCAATCGACAAATTCCTGATTGGTTTAGGGTAAAAGAAGCAGCATAATGGTTGTGACTTTATTTGGTTGACATTTGTAAAGAATCAGTTTATACTCAAAATATAAGGTATGAAAGGAACTGACATGTCCAACATCGACAAAATCCGCGCCAAAATCTCTGCTCTCATAAAAAAGACCGAAGCAAATGGTGCTTCCGAAGCAGAAGCCGCTTCGGCAATGGCGATTGCATCCAAACTTATGGCTGAACACGGTGTCACACTTGCAGACATCAAAGAGAATACTGCTGCGGCCCGTGATTTTTCCAAACGACATGTCAATGAAGGTGCAAAAAACCTTTCCGTCGTTGATAAATTTGTTGCCACTGCTATTGCGGAATATACCGATACCAAAGTCTGGAACTCGAAAGGGTTCGACGGTTTCAAGATGGGCAAGAAAAATGCCAAACCTAAGTATACCTCGAATATCATGTTCTATGGTTACTCAGTCGATGTTGAACTTGCGGAATATATCTACAAGATCTGTGATGCAGCGGTTGAATTGGAGTGGAAAAAGTTTTCTCGGACCGTGGCGGCAGGTGCTCGTGCAAAAGCTCGGACCACTTTTCAACTCGGTATGGCAATTCGCCTCCGTGACCGACTGATTGATATGAAAAAGGTTAATGTCGCCGAATCAAACGGGAAATCGCTTGTTGTTTTGAAAAAGCAACTTGTTGAAACTTCTTTCAAGGATGATGTGACTGCTAACCTCGGAAAAGGTGGCAGCGGGGGTGTGACTTACCGTCAAGGTGCTGCATTTGAAGCCGGCAAAAAGGCTGCAGAGTCGGTTCGCTTCAATCGTGAAGTTCATGATGGGCCGCAAGGAGGTGTGAAACTGATCGCATGACCTTAAAATATCTCATTGTAGAAAAAGACCGCGGTTTATTCTTGGGTGCTTACAAGAATATATTTCTATTTGCTAGAAACAATATCTTTCCTGTTGTCAAAGCACCTAGTTTTGACAGTGAAGAAGATGCAGAGTATTATATAGATAATTATTTAAAAATGGATGAAAGGACTTATGGTATCATTAAAGTCCAATCAAAAGACAAATACGTAAGTGTAATTGATGTAATTAAAGCTGGTTACAAAGAATATACACACAATCTTATAGATTTTCTCCCAATGGATTCTGAGGCAATACACTAATGTATACAATTTTTCTTTTCTTGATCCCTCTACTTGCTTGGTTAGTATTGGGAAAACTTATCTTTAAACATGAATTTTCTTGGGGCGAGATGGCAATCCAAGCTGGTGTTACAGCGGTTGTTCTATCCGTGCTTGTTATGGCATCTAGTCACTATCAAACAATTGATGAAAAACTAGTCAATGGTGTTGTCACAAATCTAAATGCTCGAAAAGAAGCATGTGATCAAACTTGGGATGATTTTTCAGATGGTTTCTGCACTAATGAAGAAACTCGAAGAGTACGTGATGGTCAAACATGTACTACTGTAAATAAAGTAAGAACATGCACCCCAAAGTATAAGACACAGTATCGCTCGATTTATCCATGGGAAATTCGTTACTTTGTAAAAACTGAAATTTCCGAACACGAAATTCGTAGAGTTGATGCTCAAGGAGCAGTTGCCCCGCCTCGCTTCTCTGAGATCAGTGTCGGTGATCCGGTAGCGCAAACAGTATCTTATACAAACTATATCAAAGGTGCTTCGAGTACTCTCTTTAACCAGAAGTATGAAGATGTACCTCCGATTGCATACCCTGACATCTATGACTATTATAAATCACGGCGAGTTATCTATTTCGGTGTGGCAGCAAATGCAGACCTTGTAAACCAGTGGAATGAAGAACTTTCGAAAGTAAATTCGGATATTCGTAAAACTGGAGCAAACGCAATCATTGCGGTCACTAATCAAAATCAAGATTGGGCGGAAAGACTAGCTCAAGCTTGGGATGCACATAACATTAATGACTTGATTGTCGTGATTGGTGCGGATGGTGAAAACATTAAATGGGTTGATGTTCGTAGCTGGAGCAAAAATGATCTGGTGAATATTACAATCCGTGACGAAGTTATGAACCTAAAAACTATTGACAAAACTCGAATCAATGATATTATCAAATCCTCGGTAATGGAATACTATGATGAAGAATCAATGGACAACTTCGAGTATCTAGCAGAAGATATCCCACCTCCAACGTGGCTATATGTCATTGCTGCAATTATTCTTCTCGTAATCAGTCCATTGGTTACCCTTTACTTCTCTCGTCCAACTAACAGGTTTTAAGGAGACACTAGAAAATGAATACTGGAACTATTATCGCCAGCGTACTTGCAGTTACTATCGGTAGTGCTGTAGCACTCGGTGTAGGAAGTTATGTCAGTGCATATAATACTGGCAACCGTCTTGAACAAAACATCAAGGCAACACACGAGAATAACCGAAATATTCTTGCACAATACGGAAACAAGATCGCAGAGGCTGCACAAGTACCTGCAATGCAACGTGATGATCTATCTGCGGTAGTAACGGCTGCACTTGAAGGTCGTTATGGTGAAAACGGTTCACAGGCTGTTTTCCAGTGGATTCAGGAGCAAAATCCTACAATTGATTCAACTGTTTATGTTCAGTTGCAGCGTATGATCGAAGCTGGCCGTAACGAGTTCACGACAGCACAGACAATGCTAACGGACCAGAAAAGGGTATATGAAACAGCGCTCGGTAGTTTCTGGCAAGGGACTTGGCTAGGGGTGGCAGGTTATCCTCGTATTGACCTTGCCGAATATAAGATTGTTTCTACTACCCGTGCCGATGATGCATTCGAGACCGGCATTGAAGAACCTATGAAACTAAAGCAATAATTTTTTCAAAGAATGGTTGACATATCAGGAGAATCGGTTTATATTCAAAATATAAACCAATACAGACACACCTTGAAAGGAACTACACCATGGCACATATGATTGAAATGATCAACGGTCAAGCTCAAATGGCATACCGCAAGTCCGCAGGTCTCCCCTGGCACGGACTCGGTGTTCCCGTCGGCGATGACATGACCCCGGAACAAATGATGAAAGCTGCTGGTCTTGATTGGACCGTCAGCAAGGTCGACACTTTCTTCGAGTTCAATGACACGAAAGTGAAGACCGGTATGCAGGCGCTGATTCGTGATACTGACGGAAAGATCCTGACTCAAGTCGGTAAAGGATGGAACCCCGTCCAAAACAAAGATGCTTTCGACTTCTTCACTGATTTCGTTCAGAAAGGTGACATGGCCATGGATACCGCTGGTTCTCTCAAGGACGGTCGGATTGTCTGGGCTCTTGCTGATGTCCGTGATGGCTTCACTTTGTTCGGTGGAGACGAGGTTAAAGGTTACCTCTTGTTCTCCAACCCGCACCTCTACGGTAACTCGATTGACGTGAAGTTTGTTTTGACTCGCGTGGTCTGCAATAACACTATCGCAGTTGCCCTGAATGAAAAAGGCCAACCTTCCGTTCGTGTTAACCACCGGTCGCAGTTTGATGCCGAACGAGTGAAAGAAATTCTCGGTCTGTCTCATCGCAAAGTTGAAAAGTTCAAGGATGCTGCAGAGTTCCTTGGTTCCAAGACTTACGCGAAGTCCGATCTGGAAACTTATTTCGGTAATGTATTTGGTCGGTCGACCAAGGACGACAAAGAACTCTCTCGGACTGCTGAGGAAGCAATTGCTCTGGTTGAAAACCAACCCGGCGCAGATTTCCGTCCTGGGACTTTCTGGAACATGTTCAATGCCGTGACCTATATGACTGACCACGAACTTGGTCGGTCGGCCGATACCCGTCTGACTTCCGCCTGGTTCGGTGGTAACGCAAAGCGTAAGGTCAATGCACTGAAACTTGCAGTTGATATGGCAGAAGCGGCTTGATGCCGCTTCTTGCTTCAGAAAGAAAATAATGGAAAAAGAAAAACAAAATAGTCAAGCATTCTTTTACGTGAATGCTTTCATTCAACTTGGTGCAATCCTTGCAGTTCAACAATTGGCTATTATCTGGCCGTTGTATATTGTAATGGCATTGCTTTCTATTATAATTGCAATTCAAACACTCGGAGCCGCAATTTTATTTTCGGGTGCTGCAACAATACCACATACAAAAGTAAAGGCATCAAATACTGGTGGTATTAACATTCTAATTTCTCTACTTTATATGGTATCTTCATATCATATCTACATGATCGGATTTGTTGGTTTTGGCTGTGTGGCTGCAACACATTCCGCGATTCATCTTCTCACTAATATCTTTGGAGCAACTAAAAATGACAGCAATTCTGTACATTCTGATGAGAAATGACCTTGCATCAATGAACCCTGGCAAGGCTATGGCTCAAGCAAGTCATGCCGCAAATGCCTTTGTCCAACACTTTCATGGTTATGCACAGAAATACAATTCAACAACAGTTCACGAAAGTATTCAAACGGCTACCATGAACGGGTTTAACGAGTGGGAAAACTCTACTCATCAAGGATTTGGAACCGTTCTGACCCTCGAATCCAGAATGGCTGATATCACACCTGTAGTATCTATTTTCAAATCAGCAAACTATGTGGCTGGTGTCGTGCACGATCCTACATATCCAATTCTTGATGGTGAAGTGGTGCACTATATTCCTCTGGATACTTGTGCATATATCTTTGTTCCAAATAAGGAAAAAGATCCATTTGCCAGCAATTGGCTGAAAAAGTTTCCTTTACATATATGAAGCTATATCTATCATACACTAAAAGTGCACTTCGTGTGATTGCATTTGGCGGTTTGGCATTTGGTTTTATTGCTGCACATATAACTGCAGGATTACTATTACTTGCCGAATTGATACGAATTGCAGAGGAACGAAAGTGAAGATTACTGATTATAATTATATTGGTAGCGCAATCGGAAATGCATACTTTAGTGGTGTTTCCTTCGATGAACTCTGGAATTGTATTTTTATATGTGAGACTCCGGATGAATTGGATGCTGCAATTTCTGCAACAATTAGATTAAAGGAGCTTTCGCAAAAGAATGAGAATTGAAAATGATGTGAAGCTCGACTATAAAGATGTATTAATTCGTCCAAAGCGAAGTACACTTGGAAGTCGAGCAGAAGTAAATCTGGAACGAGAATTTACATTCCGAAATTATCAACCAGGATTTCCAGATAATATAGAAGCTTATCACTACCGTGGCACCCCTATTATGGCTGCTAACATGGATGGTGTTGGAACAATTAAAATGGCTGATACCCTGGCAAAACAGGGGCTATTTACATGTCTGGTAAAGACATATTCTGTAGAGGAGCTGATTTCCTACTTTAACTACGAGCCAGGTGGGCTGTGCCGTACAGATTACGTTGCAATGAGTATTGGTATCAGCAATGCAGACTATGATAAATTTTGTAAAGTTTATCTCTCGGTCGGAGACCGCCTGAAGTATCTATGTATTGATGTAGCCAATGGTTACACGGAAACATTCGTAAATCACGTTCGGAATATCCGCGAAAGATATCCACAACTTGTAATCATCGCTGGTAATGTAGTAACCGGTGAAATGACGGAGGAACTTATTCTTGCTGGAGCAGATATCATTAAAGTTGGGATTGGCCCTGGCTCGGTTTGTACTACTCGTATACAAACCGGTGTTGGTTATCCGCAATTATCCGCTGTCATTGAGTGTGCTGATGCTGCTCATGGGCTCGGCGGCCATATCATCGCTGATGGTGGCTGTTCATCTCCTGGGGATGTAGCAAAAGCATTTGCGGCGGGTGCTGATTTTGTAATGCTCGGTGGAATGTTGGCTGGACACGATCAAGGTGGCGGAGAAGTTATTAGCAAATGTTATGAGACTAATGAATTTGAATTAGGACCGCTAGGTGAACGATACAAAAAGGTAGAAGAAAAGAAGTTTGTCAAGTTTTATGGTATGAGTTCAAAGTCTGCCAATGATAAACATTTCGGTGGCCTGAAGGATTACCGATCTTCAGAAGGTAGAACTGTATTGACAAAATACAGAGGTGATGTTAATATAACTATACAGGATATTCTAGGTGGTGTCCGTTCTACCTGCACATACGCAGGTGCATCAAAACTGAAATATCTCTCAAAATGTGCAACATTCATTCGCTGCACGGAAACTCATAATCGAATTTTTGAAACATCTACAATTGGAAATTAAGGAGACTTAACATGGACGACAGCAACAGCGCATATAATGTAACGGCAGATGAACTTCGCCAATTTATTGAACGCTTTGAACAACTTGAATCGGAAAAGAAAAATGTTACGGCAAACCAGAAAGAACTAATGCAAGAGGCCAAAGGTCGTGGTTACGACACTAAGGTTATGAAAAAGCTGATTGCTCTACGTAAGCGCGATGCAGATTCGATTGCCGAAGAAGAAGCTGTGCTTGAAATGTATAAATCTGCTCTGGGAATGAATTAATGACTACCCTTACACTTCAAACAGATATAAGTCTTTTTATGTCTCCTTACGGGATTGATGTGTATCAAGATGATAACGAAATTCCAACTGCTATTTACTCTTTTGATGATCTATTGAAGGGGTTTATGGAAACATATGAATCGTTTATCACTGATGAAGAGAAGGAATTAGTCATATCAAATTTGGAGAAAATGCTTGCAACTATCAAGGAAAAACTTTAAATCCTATGCTGGTATAGGATCAAGAGAAACTCCTAAGGATATTTGTTTATATATGACTGCAATAGCCAAGAGATTAGCGTCTCTTGGCTATACTTGTAACTCGGGTGGCGCTGATGGTGCAGATGCTTCGTTTGAAAGAGGTGCAGTTGTTAATAGACAGATCTTTCTTCCTTGGGATGGTTTTAATAAACGAAATATTGGCAATTTGACCAAACTGCACGGAGAAGGTAGTTATCTTGTCCCCGAGTTTAATGCAGATCTTGTTCAAAAATATCACCCAAAATCAAGTGCACTATCAGATGCAGGTTGGAAGTTTATGTCTAGAAACTCTTATCAGGTTCTAGGGAAAGATCTTAATACACCAGTTGAATTTGTTCTTTGCTGGACTAAAGATGGTAAAGCTAGTGGTGGTACTGGACAGGCACTTAGAATTGCAAAGGATCGTGGAATACCAATCTTTAATTTCTATAATGGATATGAAGAGTTTTCTAATTATATGACTATGAGTTTACTCTCTAGTTAATTGTTTATATGGATATAAATAATCGCGAATAACTTGAAAGGTTTTATTATGGAATATAGAAATTATAATGATATAAGAGATGAAATAGTTTTTTATACTGAAAAATACCATTTCTTGACTAAAGAACTTAACCAATTAATTTCAGAAACAAAGAAACTTGGTTACGACATACCCTCCACATATGAAAGATTACGTAATAATGAATCTGTAAAGGATGTATATCTTTCAACTTTATCACCAATAGACCAATCCAAAAGGAAAATAGAATTTCTATATAAGGATTATGATATAAAATACGGAACAAACTGGGGTTGGTGTTCTATTAATAAAGCTGGATGTATTATAGATTACATGGAAGAAATTTCAAAAACTTCCGAGTTTCCAATTTGTGTTGAGATAGGAATATATGCCGGAAAAAGTGCTATAGTTACAGCTAATGAACTTAAGAGACATGGCAAGGGAAAACTATACGCAATAGATCCATGGGATACAATCGAAGCAACAAAAGGCTACAATGGAGAACACTTTAACTTCTGGAATTCCATAAATTTATCTGACATATACAATATTTTTATAAATCTAGTCAAAGAAATGAAATGTGAAGATTATGTTGAAATTATCAAGAAACCTAGTGATGAAGCACCTGAAATTGGTAATATAGACTTTTTATATATTGACGGTCAACACACAGATCAGGCAATTCGAGATGTCAACAAATATGCAAAAAATATAAAATTAAATGGATATTGTATGGTTGACGATATTAATCAGAATGTTTGGGGTGAGGTTTCCACCAAGACACCAGAACTTCTTATTGCTATGGGATTTATTCAAGTCAATACTATAGATGATGCTGTAGTATTTAAACGTGTATCTATAAACTAAAAAGGCGGATCCGAAGATCCGCCAGTTTTTTGTAAGGCCCCGGTTGTTTCCGGGGTCTTTTTTATTAGAGAAGGTTACGTACAAGAACTCTTCTGTAGTATCTGTTGGTATTGGCTGCAATAACACCAAGACCTGGAGCGCCGAAGTCATAAGCACCACGTGCGAATGGGTTAGCGACCATGCCGTAACGGGTTTTGAAGCCGATTTTTGGCTGGAAGCTGTCCTCACCGATGGCGCGAACCATCTGTAGTGGAACGTATGGGCAGTAGAAAATACCTGCGTCGAATGCGCTGGCACCCTTGTAACCAACTACGAGGTAGTTGTTTGCAGCATATGGGTCAATGTAAACACGGAAGCGACCGTTTAGAACACCTGCGAAGGTGTTGCCGGTGTCGTCTACATTTAGTGCATTGCTGTTAAGTGCTGGGGTATAATCAAGAACACCTGCCATCTGAAGAGCGGAAGCTACGTCAGAGGAACAGATAACGATGTTACCCTTACCACGTCTGGTGTCTTTTGCAATCTGGTTAGCTTCACGTTCGATCTGGAACATAAGTCCCTTGAACTTTTCAACTGACCAACGGCCGTTAGCATCTACGTCAAGGTCGAATACACCTACAGCTGATGTGTTTGAAGCACCTGAAACTGCTGAGTTATAGATTGTGCGAACAACTTCTCTGTTGATTTCAACAAGGATTTCAGAAGAAAGGATGTTTGCAAGTTCAGTTTCAGCATCTAGACCATGAACTGCTTTTAGGTCTTGTGCAAGTTCAGTGGTGTATTCTGCTTTTAGCGCGCGGCTCTTAGCTTCTACAGCAACTTTCTCGATTGAGAAAGCCATTTCAGCAAACTGACCACCGGTTGTACCTAGTGCTTCAGCAGTTGCGGTTGACATTGCAGTACCAGTATTAGCACTTGCAGGTGAAGCGTTAGTATTGGTTGAACCTGAACCAGTACCTGCAGTTGTGTGAGTACCAGCACCTGAGTAATCGGTGTCAGCTTCACTGTAGAAAGCTTCGTTTGCGCTGTTTGCAGTGCCGTACTTAGAGCGCATAGCGAAGATAAGACCGGTTGGGCCAGTCATTGGCTGAACACCAGCAATATCGTATGCGATAAGGTTTGGCATGGAACGGCGAACAAGGCTGATAAGAACTGGGTCATAACCAGCTACAGGACCTGCAGCATCAGCGCCTGAGCTGAAACCTGTTGAACCGTAACCACCAGCATTCATTGTTGGTGTTTCCATTAGAAGTGAAGACATAGAAACAGCAGTTCTATCTTCGCGAAGTGCTCTTTCAGTGTTCTCGAGGATAGTTGCAGTTACTGATCTTCTTTGTTCGTCTTTGATTGAAGCAAAGTTTGAGTGCTCAAGGATTGGGCCCCACTTTGCAACTAAATCGCGATTTGATAGACTCATTTTTGTCTCTCCTTTGTTTGTTATCTTATAATTTTATTTATAATTTTGTTTTTTTCACTTAAAACGGTTTGAATTTAGAGCATTAACGATTGCATTGACAGAGTCATACTGTGAAACTTTCTTAGGTGAAGTTTCTTCAAGCATGATTTCCTTTTCTTCGTCATCTACAGCAGTTTCAGTAATGACTGGTGCTTTTGATTTAAAGAATGACTCTTTAAGAGTTGAAAGATCTGATGAATATGATTCGATATCAGATGCATCAAGCTTTTCTGAAAGAACACGGAATCTTTCTTTCTGCGAAGTTGTTAGACCTTCAGAAAGTTCTTCAAAAATCTTTTCAGCTTGAAGCATTTCAACTGCTTCGGAAAGTTCAATATTTGCATTGATTGTCTTATTTACTTCTTCTTTCAAAGAAGCAATTTCTTCTTCTAGATCGGCAACAATGTCAATTGTCTCGTCGTCAATTTCTACGTTGTGCTCATAAAATAGTTCCTTAAGACCATCCATGAATGATTCGGCCATTTGAACCTTGATTCCAGATTCGATTGCAACAGCATTCTCTTCCATCCACTCGGTAACAATATAGTCAAGATAGTTGTCAAGATTTTCAACAATCTCTTCCATAGCTTCATTAACAGATTCTTCTAGCTTAACGGCAAACTCTTCTTCTAGCGCATCTGTAATTTCAGTTGCTTTAGCATTAGCAGCTTCATTAACAGCAGCTTCAAACACTAGTGAAAGTTTACCCTTGAAGTCTTCTGAAAGATCCAGACCTTCAAAAAGTGAATCGAATGATTCTGAAGCGTCTACGTCTTCTTTAACTTCTGCTTTAACACCAGATGCAGCACCTAGTTTATCTGCGTCGGCATCTACGGTCTTATTTACGTCTGCCTTGCGTGGCTTTATAGCACCACCAGCTGGTGTAACTGGATCAGGAACTTCTGCGCCCTTGACAACATCACCACCGCTGTGATCTGCTTTGAACTCTTGTAAGTCTTGTTCTGACATTTTATTCTCCTTTTTATGGATTTAATTTAATCTCATAGTTTATTTATAAAAAATATAAATTTATGTATCACTTTAAAGAAGCTATGAAGTTTTCAAATATTCTAAGAGCTTTTGCTTCACCAATAGGATTACGAGTGGTAACTTCCTTCTTCAGTTCTTTTACAGTCTCTTCTAGTTTTTCCATTATTCTCCAATTCCCTGAAGCAATATCATAGTAATATTCTGTATTTTCCATGATACCGTTTACAAAGCAGTTTGGACCTGAAGGATCTGTGACAATATCTACAGTCGCAAGGTGGAAGTCATCTTGAACTTCCATAATACCTTCCTTAGTTTGTTTTACAGAGCCGAGACCACGTGTTGAAACACCAACCTTTACACCTTCGTCGATAAAGGTCTTAACAATCTCACCCATAGGAGTTGAAAGAATTTTTGCTTTACCTACAAAGTTAGATCCATCTCTTTTCATTTCAGTAATAAGGTGTGAAACTCTGTCACCATTGATCTGAGGACCATTTGGATGCCCAAGTTCGCCGAGTGCTCTCTTTGTCTTAATAAATTGATCATTATAACGCTTCATTTCATTTTCAAGAATAGTAGAAGGATAAATTCTACCATTGCGATTTTTTACATCGCCTTGCATGAAGATACCTTCTATAAAATAGCCTTTTTTACCATCTTCAGATGCTTCAGTAAGAACCGATGCTTCATCATAAACTTCTGTTATTAGTTTCATATCTTTTCCCTTTTTATTTTTATTTATAAGATAATGAATTCATTATTTGTAAGCAACGGGAGTACATTTAATAGCGGTATTTGACTCAACAGTATCTGTTGCCCGCTTTTCCATTATTTCTACAAAACCAGCTGGCTGTGACATTGATCCTATTACATTATTAGCAAAATCTCTTATAATAATGAAAGCATCACCACCGGTCGGAGTAAAAACTCTGAAAAGCACTGAATCATTTACAGTATCAGGTGTAGATGAAACTGAAACTTCTTCACCAGTTAATTTAAGAACTATATCTACCATATTAGAGTGCCTCTCTTGCAAAACCTAGAATTTCGTTAAAACCGTGCTTATCTGTCATTGCTACCTTTAGCATTTTCTTTGCATTTTCTGGTTTTAAACCATCCATTAATTGATTAAGAAGTTTTGCATCCTGTGGTTTTACTGAAATAGATGAACCATCATTTAGTTTGACTGAACCAGCACTGAAAGCTTCATTAATATCTTCTTTTGCAAGTCTATCAGCTGCTCTTTGAATACCCGTAGAGCGATTAGTTGCAGTACGGCCGGATTTCTTATACCATTCTCTGTCACCAGTGACGGCTGCGGTAGATTGATCTTTCATAGCGTTTGGTAGACTGTTTCTGACGCCAGCACCAGCAGACTTCTTTACATAAGATGCAAGAGTTGATTTCTTTAGCTCGTCGATCTGTTCAACTTCTTCTTTAGCAAGGCGCTGAGTTGCTTTTTCAATACCGACAATTCTATTAGATGCCTTTGATCTTGCTTTGTCAGTCAATTCGGCATGACGTCTTTTAGCACCATAATTATCTGTTGCATCTCTAGCAGCAGTATGATATTCAGTATCTTGACCTCTGCGATAAGCATCTACACTTGCTTTACGAACATATGAACCAAGAGTTGATTTCTTTAGCTCGTCAATCTGCTCTACTTCTTCACGAACAACATCGGCATGGATTTTCTTCATTTCATCTGAGCCGAGTCGACGGCCAGCTGCTTTAATACCACCACTACGACGTTTGAAAGCTGCTGTTGATGCTTTTTGTACACTCTTTGGTTGGTCTGATAATGACTGCTTTACAAGCGTGTTTGCTTGATTGTATGATTTTGCAGCATAACTTCTTAAAGTGTCTTTACTGATTTCATCAATCTGCTCTACTTCTTCCATTACATAAACTGAATGGTGACCATTTTCCTTTGCCCACTGCTGAGCAGACTTCTTAGCATCAGAAAACTTGCCTCGGGCAGTGTGAACTTCTTTTTTATTATTGTAGTCTACATCACCACGATCTTTGTGTGTAAACATCCACGTACCAGAACCTTGGCCAGAATCGCGAGCTTTCTTACCGTGTGATCTCATGTAGCGATCATGACGGACTTCTACTGCTTCGTCAAGCTCTACTGATTCTTTCTTTAATGGTGATTCACTAGAAGTTAGATGCCATTTTGCAGAATCTTTAGCGGACTTGAGAGAGGATTCATCTGACACTTCGTGTTTCGATGTATTACCACCGATACGGACTGAATATCCTGAACTACCCATAGATCTTGTCTTTACAATTTTTCCTACTGGGTTACCATTGTGATGAATGTGATGATCACCATATTCAGTTTTCTTGAATGATACTTCTTCGTCAATCTGTGACTCTCTAGTTTTACCAGCATAGATCTTAAGACCCTTACCATCACTTAAAGTAACATTTTCTTTTCTTGAAAGATTGGATTTTTTATAACGAGCATGTGATTCTTCTTCATCATAGTCACCGCCAGCCGCAGTTACTGCCCCAAAACCTTCTTTGATTTTTGTACGAATAGATGCGGAAATTGCTTTACGACGAGCATGAAGATACTTGTCACTCTTATTCACTTTACCATCATTATTGATGTCGTCATCTTCTTTTCCAACTGGATCCATTCCCTCGGACATTCCACCTTTACCAGCAAATGTCTTAGCAGCATCTTTTGACATTGTGACGGGGTATTTCTTCCCAGCGAATGCAAAGTGCTTTTTACCTGTAGCATGTGCATTAGCAGCAGCTGTATGGAAGGCATTCTTTTCAGTTGCAAGAATTTCCTCTGGAATAACGTAAACAGTTTCATCAAGTTTAAAACCTTCACTCATTGAACTTCTATATTCTTTTGCCTTATCCATTTCTGCTTTATGATCTCTCTTAGCAGTATTTACACTACCATAATCACCAGCGTGGTATGAACTCTTAATTGATTTTGCCATTGCTGAATGATAGTTAACCATGTGTCTGCTGTGTTCTGGTGAACCTTTGTCATGCTGCTTTGCTATAGCTGCTGAGTCATTTGCTTTCTTACGATATGTTGCCGCAGTTCTAGCATGCATATGAGCATTTCTTGAACTAATGCCATCACTCCATGTTTCATCAATTTTATACTTTTTAATCTGAGCATGCTTACGATATTTGTATTGAGCATCTGTCATATCACTATCACCATCATTATCTACATCAGAATCTTCTTGACCCGGAATATCTCTCTTAAGAGTAACAGCTTCGTAAACATCTTCATCATCTGGTCTTTGATAGTCTGCAAGACGCTTATTTTTACGATATCTTTTCATACCATCAATATCATCTTTATCAACCGCGCCAGAAAATGTGCTCTCTGGTGCTACAGTATGATCAATTGGATCTATTATGTGCTTTTGTTTGAAGTTTAGTTCATCTTCTGAGCTTGGCTGAGCAACCTCTGATAAGATTCTACTGAAAGTTTTCATTTTTGAGCCCTTTTTGAAAAATTAGTAAGATTTTTTCTATTTATAACGGTTAAACCTTCTTCGGTAGGTTGATCATTTTGTGCAGGCTGCAGCGGTTCTGGAGCATCATCTTGACTATCTTGAGGGATATCATCAATAGGCGGCTCTTCTTTTGCCTCTTTATCAATTTGTTTCTGCATGTCTTTCCATTCATCTTCTGGCATATAAAGAACATGTTTAACAACCCATTCACGAGAGAAGTATTTACCAATTTGTTCTTCAATCTGGCGAAGTGTTTCAAGTTTTTCACGAAGTATTTCGGCTTCTTTTAATTCCTCGAAATAGTTATCCTTCATGAAGTCATAACGAATTTTATTTTGAATTTCTTTCCATTCGTCAGGTGTAATCACACCTTTGAGAACCAATTGTCTTTCAAGACATCTATCGAATAGAATTGAAAATCTTGTGCGAAGTCTCTTGATGAATTTAGCAAATTTTAATTCTTCACGAGTTACTTCTGACATTCGACCGAATGAATACATAGTTTCTGGTTGAAGTCTTGCAACAGGAACGTTTAGTGATTTATATAGTTTAGATTGGAAATACGGCAGATTACGATCTTCACCCAAACCTTGACCTGCATTGAGTGTAGTCACCTCAGTAGCATTATTACCTTCCCTTCTAGGAAACCAATAATCTTCTGTCATGGTCATCATTTTTCTATCATCTTTAATTTCACCGGATGATGGATCATATGTCACTCTATTCTTATGGCGAGCCATCATATCATGAAGATATTGCTCTGCTTTTGCTTTAGGTAAGTTACCAACGTCAACATAGAATATTCTACGTTCAGGTGCTCTTGTCATTGTATAGATGATTGTAGCATCTTCCAATATTCTCAATTGATTCAATGATTTAATAGATTTATGCAAGTGAGAAAGAACAACGGAGTTATTTTCATTCAATAACCCAGATGTCACTCTAATGATAGAGTCCTTTGCAATCTTTAAACCTTGTATTGACGATGAATAGTTTGATACCTTATTGGCGCCAAAACCAGTCTCAGAATACATATAGTATTCTTTCTTAATCTTCTTTACAAGCGCATTACTGGCTTGATCCTTGATTTGCTCATTCTGCATTTCACGGATAAGTCTAATTTTTCTCGGATCAAGATATCTAAGTTCTTTAATACCTTCTTTTAAATTTTTCTCGTCTATAATGACGTGATAATTTAATCTTCCATCTACATAGAATTTGTAAAATATTTCATATGCTACATTGGAAAAATCTAATAAACCTAAAATATTTTGGAATTCTTCACTTATTCTCTCCTTGACTTTATCAGAAAGATTTGTTTCATCGAGAATTATATTAACTACTTTATCATGTGAATCAACACTAATAGCTTCATTTACAATTTCATCAACTGCTTGCTGTATTTCAGGGTTTACAGTAAGAGATCTATATCTTGTAACGAGTTCAGCTTCAGACTTTGCAGTACCTTCGAGATCCAAAAGCATGCCGTAGGAGCCACCAACGGCACCTCCTACGGTCAAAGCTCCATCGTCATTCAAAGGTTCAGCAAAAGATACTGGCTGATTCTTTAATTCATCTTCCGATCGCTTGATCTCGAAGCCAAAAAGTTTCATATTATATTCCTTCTAATAAATTACGTGGTAGAATTACCAGTAACCCCGCCGGATACTCTCCAAAGATCATATTCAAATGTTACGCCAAATTCTTCAATCGCGCTTTCGTTAGCCCATGCAAGATCAATTGTAGAAATTTGAGTCGGGAAAAGCCCTTCGAACGTATATTCTCTCAATACAGATCCATCTTTACCAAATTGAGTGACTTGAGCCTGAGCTTTATAATCAAACGGTGAAGATCTGAAGTTAGTAATGTGCGAGTTGATAGCGTTTGACCAAGCTTCCATAGCGTTGCGAACTGCAAAGTCTTCATCATTTATGATAGTGACGGGCCAAGACGCGAATGATCTATCACCACCATATTTAACAAATCTACCAAAATATGGGACTGTGATAACATTTGTTGTTGATTCTGGTATAGCTGCTGTTTTTACCATGAAAGGTACTTTAAAATCTGCAACACCGAGAATTGGGTTTGTGATTTGTACTTGGAAGAGGGCGCTGCGGGCACCCCCTCCTACTAATTGTGATTTAAATTCATTTATACTGAATGCCATTTTTGAAACTCCTTGTTATGTCTTTATTTATTAAAGAGCCTGGCCGATAATTTCATCAAACTCAACACCTGTTCTAGTAGCAATAAATGTAAGTTCGATAAAGTTAATGGTTCTGGAAGGTTTGATGAAGATATTACCTCTGAAGATATTTCTATCAATAACATCTGGTGTGTTTATTGATGCATCAGAAATTACTCTAAAGTCAATGATACCTCTTCTACCTTGGATGTCACGTAAGAATGGCTCTACTGAGTTTCTGAACTGTGTTTGTGTAAATTCATCATTGAAGTCGAATAGGAATGAAGCGGCAATTGTTGCCACAGCCTTTTCAACCGTAATGAATAGTCTACGCACGTTAATACGAGTAAAGGCGCTGCCAGTTGCAGTTCCAAGACCTGTCTTGTCACCAAATAGTAGAACACCTTGGCCTACTTGTGAAATGACTGGGTTAATGTCACTTCCGTAAAGTTGATCTCTTTGCTCTTTATTTGGATTGAAAGCAAGTTTGACTACATTCTTGATAACACCACGCTTGTATCCAGCTGGTGATTCATATGGTTCAATTCTTGAGCAAAGACCTGCCATGTCACCGTTAAGTGGAACCCAACGATAAGCGTCATTGTATTTGTCGTAACGATACTTATAACCAGAGTCCATGAAGAAATAAGAAGAATTTTGAACTAGATTTCTAAAATCAATTACATTATTCATCTTTACTTGTGGGTTAGATGGTGTAACAACTTCACTGAAAGGTGGTGAAATAAATGCCACACAATCTTTTCTATTTTCTGCTATATTTTGAACTATATAGTTTGGAAGGTTGGCTGATGTTGTTTTACCTTGTAGAATAAATGCTATATCTATTTCTGCAGCATCTTTGTATAGATCATATCCTAGTGCAACTCTTCCAAACGGAATTGAAGATTCACTGAGACCGTCCAGACCACCTACAAGTCTTTCATAACCAGAATCATTGGATACAGAATCTAATGGTTGTGCAGCATCTGTTACAATCCAATCTGATCTGTTTTCAATAACAGTTGCATAATAGTTATTACTTCCATCTTGCAGTTTTGCTGATGGTGTTCTGGAAACATTCTCATATACTTCAAGCACTGTATCTGAAACACCCGTAATAGCGCCACCTCTATCTGTTACAACTATGTGCATATTACCAGCGGTTGGTGCACTACTGAATAGATATGAAAGACCCCAGAAACGTGTATATGTTAGCTCTTTATATGAAGTTTCTGATAGTGAATACTTATTTTTAAAATTAATTGTATAGGTATATACGTTAAAATCATCAGCGGTGTTAGCAGTATCATTATCATCTACTGTTGTAACCTTAACATAATTATCAACTATTAAATTCTGATAACCGATATCATCATTTCCTACTCTAATGATATCGCCATTAGCTAGAGAACTTTCGAAGTTATCAGTTGTTTCAATTACGAATTGATTTGTGCCAATTGCTATTACATCATTGTTACCTGTGTTTAGGATAAGACTTTCATTTGTCAATGCTTCGCTATATGCATTTGAACTTGTGACATATGAAACTTCAACAGAATTTCCAAGTTCACCTGGATATTTTGCATTAAAA